CGCTAGCTCCGGCATGCTGATAGCCTCATCTTCCCCGGTTCCTAAATGCCTGGTTAATGCCCTGAATGGTTCCATTGCGGTTTCCCTCTCCCGGATCTGGTTAAGCTCTTTCCCCGGTTCTCATGTATTCCGCCAATGAATCCATGTTTATCATGAATGCGTTTCCCACTTTGATATATTTGATTTTTCCCGTTCTGCAAAACCTTAATAAAGTTTTGTACGGGATCCCCGTTTCTGTTACTGTCTCTTTCACGGTTTTCATGACTGGAAGAGTGTATTTTGTTTCTAAAGCATTTCCTATCATTTTCTTTTTCCTTTCTCGCAAAGTCTTTCCTCGAATAGCTATTCCTGTTTGTTGCTTTGCGTGCTTATTATATGTTATTATCTTGATATGTACAAAATGGCATTTTTAAAGCGATTTTGTACATATGTAAATTTTGGGAGGATTAGAGACATATGAGCGGAAAAAAGAGGAAAGTATATTTTTCAAAAGAAAGATTCATGGAGGCATTAAAACTAAAAGGTTTTAATATCTCCAGTCTTTCGAGAGAACTTGAAAAAAAACCAGGTAAAAACGGTAAAGATTCATTAATTAAACATAGAGGGCTTCAAAAAAATTTAAAAGATGAAAAAATAAGCGCTGAAGTCTTGGAATGTATTGCGGAAATTCTGGATGTAAATATTGATTACATCACCGGGGCAATTAATGAAACCGCTGATTCTCTATTAAAAACCAGCCCTGTTAATTATGAATATATGAAAAGGGAAAAACGCATTGATTCAAAAGGCTTTATTATTCCTTTTTTCATAAATAAAGAACTAATTGCTAAAAGGGAAAAAGCAAAAAATGGGCTTTTAGATTATCTCAGCTTTGTACGATGGTATTATGAAGGTTTCGGCAATACACTGCCGCTGATTTCAAAGGATAGTCAATTTTATCAAAAAGTAGAGGATGCCATAAACGAATTGTTTATAGATGAATATATGGCACAAAAAAACGGAATTAAGGGAGGAGCCCTAGAAGGTGATAAAGGAAATAAGAGAGTGAGGAGGGCAATCAATGATTACTACTCAGGAAAAGGAAAATAAATTCCGACAGGCTTTACAGGAAGAAGCAGATAAGGTTGGAGCAGTATTTTTTGAAGATGTTGAGAATGGAATTGAAATAGAAACAAGTGACATGATTGGTTGGGATATGTTTGGATTTTTGATTCCCAAGAATCTTGAACCTGCCTTTCGTAAAGATTGGCTTAGTGGCAATGTAGAACCTTGGGATGACTTTTTGGTATCAGAAAAAGTCTCTAAGCAGGGGGATAAATTAAAGATTGTATTTAATGCTATATGAGTTTAATCGCCAACTCACTGAGTTGGTTTTCTTTTTGGAGGAAAGTATGACAGAAAAAGGTTTTTCGAACATGGTGCGTGAGGAGGTAGCCAAGTATGCCAATCAGCACCTGGATGTGACAGATGGCAAGCAGATTACCGCAGATGAAGTGTTTATTGTATGGATGTGCAAGACATTGCAGAACAACAAGGCACTGGCATCCACAACACTTATGGACGGCATGTATTACGAGCTGACGTGGAACGGCGACAAAGGAGAGCTTTATCTTGACGCATACAAGAAGTTTGAGAATAAATGCATTACATTCTGACAGATTGAACAGGCACCCGTGAAGGTGCTTTTCTTTTGGCCAATCACGATATGCCATGAAACTGTGCGTGGCCTTTAAGGCTAGGGAGACACCCGAACAAACAGGAGGAGACGAACATGAAAAAAGCAATGAAATTCCCGCTGGCGATCCAGTTTTTCGCTGAAGCTGGAGATGGCGGCAACAGTGGAACTGATCCTGCTAGCACAGGAGGATCAGCTCCTGCAATTGATTATGAGAAGCTGGCAGACATCGTTGGAAAGAGATCCCAACAGGCATCAGACAATGCCCTGAAAGGCTACCTGAAAGAGATCGGACTTTCCGGAGAGGATCTGAATTCAGCCGTAAAAGACTTTAAAGCCAAACAGGAAGCAGAGGCAAAACAGAAGGCAAGCATTGCCAATACCCTGCAGACTGAGAATGACAGCCTGAAGAACCAGCTTTTCACGGAGAGGCTGAATTCTGCCATCATGATCCAGGCAGGAGGATTGAACATTGCATCCAACAAGGTGCCTTATCTGCAGAAGCTCGTGGATACTTCGAATGTTTCCGACGAGAACGGCAAGATCGATTCCACCAAGGTGAAGGAGGCCATCGAGGCTGTCCTGAAAGACTTTCCGGAACTAAAAGGCACTACTGAAACAAACAGCGGATTCCATCAGATCGGGGGAAGCTCCGGATCTGGTAATGGCGGATCCCTGGATGATGCCCTTGACAAGGCATTCGGCATTAAGAAGAAGTAACAGGAGGTTAGAAAATGCCAAACGTAATTAACTATGTAGACCAGTTCGACACACGAATCAGATCCCTTTATGATCAGGAACTGTTCTCCAATGATCTCTTCAACACAAACCCTGATGTGAAGATGATCAACGCCAAGACGCTCAAGGTCCCGACAATGAAGGTATCCGGCTATAAGGATCACACAAGAGCCGGTGCATTCAATGCAGGCACCTATGAAAATGCATTCGAGACAAAGACTCTCGACCATGACCGTGACATTGAGTTTGCGATCGACCCGATGGATGTCGACGAGACAAACCAGATCCTTACAACCGCAAACATCCACAGCAGATTTGAGAAGACCCAGGCAATCCCGGAACTGGACTGCTACACATTCTCCAAAATCTACAGCGAATTCGTAAGAGCCGGCGGCACAGTAAAGACTGCAGCCATTACGGACGTGCTTGGCGACTGGGATGAAAACGTACAGGCAATGAAGGAAAACGGCGTCCCGCTGTCCAGATGCATCCTGTACTGCACGACAGCCTATGAAAAGATGCTGAAGAATGCTGGAGGCATTACCCGCACGCTGAATGTGGGAAATGCAAACGGAATTGACAGACGCATTCTCTCCCTTGATGATCTTGGCAAGATCGTAGTAGTACCATCCGCAAGATTCCATACACTGTATGACTTCTCCGACGGCTATGAGGCAGATGCATCCGGCAAGCTGATTGACTACATTCTGATTGATCCGGAAGCGCAGGTAAGCCGTGTCAAGTACTCCTACATCCATATGTTCACACCTGGTTCTGACAGCCGTACAGCAGACAACTATCTGTACCAGAACAGACGCTACAATGGCACTTTCGCACTAGTCGACGCTGATTTCAAGAAAGGCTGCATTATCCATACTGCTGCCTGAGGTGAATGAGTATGCTGAAGGCAGTTAAGGAAAACAAGGTTTACAAGATCCATGAGGAAGAGGAATCCTGGTATAACAACCACGGATATGACATCTATGACGAGGATGGAAAGCTGATCAAGTATTCCGCCAAGAAGGTCATTCTGTACTCACAGCATCTTGAGATCGTGAAAAAACTGGAAGCCGAGATCGAAGCTCTTAAAGCACAGATTGAGGATAAAAAGAAGTCTTCCGGAAAGTAGGGAGGTGAGCACATGCAGTATGCAGATTTTGCATATTACAGGGACACCTATAAAGGAACCGTACTGACAGAAGAGAATGCGGACCACTATCTGCAGAAGGCATCCAGGGATGCAAATACGCTGACATTCAGCAGGATCGAGGGGACGGGTTTTGCAGGCCTGTCCCTTTTCCGTCAGGAATCGGTCAGGGAAGCGGTGTGCAGGCAGGCGGAATTCCTGATGCAGAATGAGGACATGCTTTCAACATACCTGAATGAGTATTCCATTAACGGGGTGTCAATGAAGTTCGGGGATTCCTGGAATCTTCATGTAGAGAATGGCGTTGCAATGCCTGAGGATGCATATCAGATCCTTCTGAGGACAGGACTCTGTTACCGGGGGTTCATGAATTATGGCTGGTAAGTGGCCTAAGCTCGTGCTTCCCCAGTTCTGCAGGACAGACATAGACCTCACATTCCGTCAGGAAGGACTGAATGTGTATGGTGAGCCTCTGGAGGAAATCCATGTATCTGCAAAGTGCAACTACCAGGACAAGGCAAAAACGGTCCTAACAACAGAAAAGAAGCTTGTGGAGATAACAGGAACTGCATACTTCGATGGTGATATCTGCCCGGATCTTCCGGTAATCCATGAAGGGGATGCTTTCATCTTTGGCAAAAAGAGAAGAATTCTTGAAGGAAGAAAAAACCGTAACCCGGACGGGACGGTGAACAATACGGAGATCTGGCTGATATGATCAAAGTGGATTCCATAATCCGCTTTGACTGGGGAAGAATCCGAAATCTTGAGGATTCGGCAGTAAAAGCACTGGAGCAGACAGCCGAGGCGATGCATACCGAGGTGGTACAGGCGCAGGTCTTTCCGAGGGACACTGGCAATCTGCAGAATGAGAGCACGTTTGTGGACTATTCGCATTCATCGGACGGGAAGGTGACCATCGTGTCATCCACTCCTTATGCAAGAAGGCTGTATTTCCACCCGGAATATAATTTCCAGAAGGATGAAAACCCGAATGCAAGGGGTGAATGGTATGAGGACTGGCTTCCGGGAGGAAGCAAGGCGGATTTTGCCAAAAAGGCTTTTGAGAAGATCTATAAAAGAATTGCGGAGGTGTGAATGCAGGATCTTATGCTGGCTGATGTCAGGGATTACATTGCATCTCTTCATGTCTCTGACAATGTGTACATGTCCAAGCTCCCCGGAGCACTTGACCATGCGGTTGGTGTTTATAACAGCAAGCACACCCATGAGTACAAGACAGCTCTCGGAGGGAAGGACTTTGAATCATACGGAATTAAATATGTTACCCTTCTTCTTCACTGGAGCAGGTCTCCAAGGGAAACGGAGAAGGCTGCCATTGATCTTCTGGCATGTCTGGCTGAAGCCAGGGAACAGCTGGTCAATGATGCACTGATAAAGTTTATTATGCCGCTTTACGAGCCTCAGGATATCGGCACGGATGATGCAGGAATCTATGAACAGGTGATTGAAGCGGCATTTGTCTATGGCAAAGGAGGATAAAAATGTCAGAAACAAGAACAGGAGTATACCCATGCTATGAAAACCAGTTCAAGGTCGGAACCGGAGAAAACGGAGCAACAAAAGCAACAATCGCCGATTGTGAGACTTTCAGCGTTGCATTTGACAATGGTGTCGAGGAATGGCACCCGTTTGAACAGGAAGGCTGGGTAAGACGTCTGATGACTGCGAAGAGCGTGGTCATTACGGTCAATGCGAAGAGAAACAAAGGCGATACAGGAAATGACTTTATTGCCGGCATGGCATTCAAGAACGGAAGGGATGCCGAAGCACCTTTCGAGTGGACTTTCCCTGACGGGACAGTTGTAGCATTTCCGGATGCGGTCATTAATGTCACCAATCTCGGATCCGGCGATTCCACAAATGTAGCGCCTCTTGAATTCGAGGTAATGTCCAACGGCAAGCCGACAGTGACAGCTGCTGCATAAGGAGACAGGGAATGTCCAGAAAAATTGACATTACGGAAAAGCTCGATTTCGATTCCAATCCGGTTCTGGTCATTCTCGGCCAGGAATTTGAGGTTAATGCCGATGCCGAGGCAATGATCCGCATGATGGGAGTCTTCGGATCCGGGAAAAGCGAGATTGAGTCGGTTAACGAGGCAATTCCGATTCTTTTCGGGGAAAAGGGAATGAAAAAGCTGTTTTCCATCAAAAAAGACGGAAAGAAGCTGAATGTGAAATCCCTAATGACAATTATCCAGGAAGCAATGTCACTGGTACTTGGCGAGGGAGACGAAAAAGAGCAGTGACCCATATTATGACCTGATTGACGACTTCGACCTGATTGTGTCGTCTTTCCAGTCAGAATATGGGATAAGGCTGAGCAGGGAGCTTGGCAATGGCATGAAATGGGCGGAGTTCAGGAGCATGTTGGTCGGCATGTCACCAGACTCCGCCCTTGGCCGTATTATTGCGATCAGATCGGAAGATGACGGAGAAGTGCTGAAACACTTTACTCCCGAGCAGAAGAAGATCCGCAATGAATGGCGAAGAAAAAAGGCACAGAAAATTTCTAAAGAAGAAATGGAGGATGTGCTTGAAGAATTTAAAAATGCGTTTATCAGAATGGCAGGGAAAGGAGGGTGAGCATGTCAGGAACTTCGGTAGGTGAGATCGGACTTGATCTCGTGCTGAATGATAAAGGATATAAAAAAGGCCTTAACAGTGCGCTTAATCTTGCTAAAAAGACAGCAGGCCTGATGGCTGCTGCATTCTCTGTTAAAAAAATAGTCAGTTTTGCCAAAGAATGCATTGATCTTGGATCAGACCTGGAAGAAGTCCAGAATGTTGTTGATGTCACATTCCCGTCCATGTCGCAGAAAGTTGATCAATTTGCCCGGAAGGCAGCAAAGTCATTCGGCTTGTCAGAGACAATGGCAAAACAATATACGGGAACTTTCGGATCCATGGCCAAGGCATTCGGGTTCACGGAGAAGCAGGCATATGACATGTCTACAACTCTGACAGCATTATCTGGCGATGTGGCATCCTTTTACAATCTCACGAATGATGAGGCTTTCACAAAGCTTAAGTCAGTATTCACCGGGGAAACAGAATCCTTGAAAAGCCTCGGTGTTGTAATGACGCAATCTGCCCTTGACCAGTATGCGCTGGCAAACGGATTTGGAAAAACTACCAATGCTATGTCCGAGGCTGAGAAGGTGGCTTTGCGATATTCATTTGTCCAGAACCAGCTTGCAGCGGCTTCAGGTGATTTTGCCAGGACATCAGACGGATGGGCTAACCAGGTCAGGATTCTGACACTGCAGTTCCAGTCACTGAAAGCCGCAATCGGACAGGGGCTGATCAATGTTCTGACACCTGTGATCAAA